CAACACGCTCCCGGAGCTCAAGAACACCTGTCTGAAGACGATCCGGGAGCAGATCGGGCCGATCATCGACTACCGGGTCTCCGACAAGACCATCTGGATCAAGCTCGCGGACGTCGAGACCGAGTGGCTGCTGATGCCGCTGGATACCCCCGATGACGTGAAGCGCCTGCTGTCGCTCGATCTGACCTTCGCCTGGCTGTCCGAGGTGCGCGAGCTGCCGCTGCAGATCCTGATGGACACCTTCAGCCGGTGCGGCCGCTTCCCCTCGAAGATGCACGGCGGTCCCTCCTGGTACGGCGTGATCGCCGAGACCAATTCGTTCGACGAGGACTCGGAGTGGAACAAGGTCCTCGAGGAAGGGGACCTGAACGGCAAGCCCCTGCCGGAGACCTGGGGCTACTTCATCCAGCCGGGCGCCCGCGATATCGGTGCCGAGAACCGGGAGAACCTGGTCGCCGGCTACTACGAAAACCTGATCGAGAACAACACAGATGCCTGGGTCGAGCAGTACATCGATAACGTCGTTGCGCCGGCGCTCTCGGGTGAGGCGGTATTTCGCTCGAGCTTCAAGCTCGAGTTCCACGTGGCTAAGGAGGTGCTACGCCCGGTGCCCTCCACGCTGGTTGTCGTGGGGATGGATTTTGGTAGACATCCTGCGGCCCTGATCACCCAGTTGGACCCGAAGGGGCGGCTGCTGATCCTTGACGAGGCCTACGGCGACAACATGGGCGTGGAACAGTTCACGACCACGATCCTGAAGCCGATCTTCGCAGCTCCCGAGTACATGCGGATCCCGGCCGGCGTGGTAGGCGACCCCGCCGGCAAGGACCGTGGCCAGGTTGGCGAGGAGTCGGTCTTCAAGGCGCTCGAGCGCTTGGGCCTGTCCTCTCAGCCGGCGCAGACGAACCAGATCGAGCCGCGCCTGCGCGCGGTGGAGAAGTGGCTCCTGCAGCAGCGCGACGGCGGCGGCGCTCTCCTGATCAGCCCGAAGTGCGTGCGGCTGATCGCGGCGCTGCGCTCGAAGTACCGCTACGCCAAGAAGAAGGACGGCGAGCTCCAACCTCAGCCCGAGAAGAAGCACCCCTGGAGCGATATCGCTGACGCGCTCCAGTACGCGTGTCTCGGTCATACACAAGCAGTACGCAGCAGACTTGTCCGAACGCGCTTCGATGCCAGTGCACCTCCACAAAAGAGTTCTGCTGGCTGGACTTAGCTCTGTAGAGCTCCGTAAGATCTCTTCTACATACCAAGGAAGGTATTAGCGTGGGCGCTATTCCGTCGCAGCCAGTCTCAACTCTTGATACGAAAGCTCCCACGATGGGACTTCCGCCGGGAGTTTCGCTTGGCGGCTCCGGTCCTCGGCAGGCAAGTGCCGTCCCCGGCGTCAGCGTCGGATCCCCGAAGAGCATCCCGCTGCGCGGCCAGGGCCGCGGCCTCGTGCGCGTCGTTGGGCAGGATGAGCTCGACGCCGCCGAGAAGCGCAGCAAATCACTCGCCAAGGTCGATGAGGATGTCATCACCGACCTGGCCAAGCACATCCGCACGCGGTTTGAGAAGGCAGTCCGCCACCGCCGCGTGATCGGTGTCGACGACGAGTTGATCCGCGACATGCGGGCCTACAACGGCCAGTACGACCCCGGCAAGCTGGCGGAAATCCAGGCTTTCGGTGGCTCTGCGGTGTACTCGCGCATGATGGCGATGAAGTGTCGCGGCGCCACTGCGCTCCTGCGCAACGTCTACATGAACAGCGATCGGCCGTGGCAGCTCGAGCCTACTGCTGATCCCGTGGTGCCCGACTCGATCGACGCGCACGTGAAGCAGCTGGTCGCGAGCGAAGTGATCTCTGCCAACCGCATGGGCGCGATGATCCCGCAGGAGAAGGTCGCCGAGCGGTTCGAGAATCTCTACGAGGCGGTGAAGCTCGCAGAGCGTCGCAAGGCCGCCGACGAGGCGAAGGATGCCCAGCGCAAGATCGACGAGATGCTCGAGCTGGGAGGCTTCTACGAGGCCCTGTCCGAGTTCCTGGCCGATTTGCCCGTCTACAAGTACGCGGTGATCAAGGGCCCGACGACCCGGCGCCACACCGAGCTGAAGTGGGTCAAGGGCAAGATGGAGTCCCACGAGAGCGCGGAGTTCTTCTGGGACCGCGTCTCCCCCTGGGATATCTGGTTCAGCCCCGGCGCCACCAACATCAAGAACACCGAGACCTTCGAACGCCAGCGCCTTTCGGTCAACGACCTGTACAACCTCAAGGGCCTGCCCGGCTACCGCGACAAGGACATCGACTGGATCATCGAGACCTACGAGCAGCGCGGGTTCAAAGAGTGGATCCAGATCTTCGACTACGAGCGCGCCCTCATGGAAGGCCGCAACAACGCGCTCGATGACACCTACATCAATGCCGTCGAGTACCACGGCTATGTGCTCGGCCGATACCTGCAGGAGTACGGAATCAAGGTCGACGACCCGCTGAAGCCGTACTTCATCACCGCCTGGATGGTCGACCGCAAGATCTTCAAGGCGATGCTGAACCCCGCCCCGCGCCTGCGCGTGCCGTACTACGTTTCCAGCTTCGACAAGCAGCCCGGCTCGCTGTTCGGCAATGGCATTCCGGCGATGGCGAACGACCTCACGGACGTCATCAACGCCACGCTGCGCGCGCTGGTGAACAACCTCTCGATCTCGAGCGGTCCGCAGGTCACGATCAATACCGAGCTCATGGCGCCCAATGCCAGCACGGACCTGTATCCGTGGAAGAAGTGGCTCACGATCTCGGACCCCACGAATCCGCAGGCTAAGGCCGTGGATTTCTTCCAGCCGGACTCGAATTCTCAGCAGCTGATGGCCGTGATCGACAAGTTCAGCACGATGCTGGATGACGTCTCGACCATCCCGCGCTACCTCACGGGAAGCGGGCAGGCCGGCGGCGCCGGTCGCACGGCGTCGGGCTTGTCGATGCTGATCAACAATGCGAACAAGACTCTGCAGAATGTGGCGGACAACATCGACACCGATGTGTTCCGCCCGCTGATCGGCATGCTCTACGACATGATCATGCTGACGGACACCACTGGCATGCTCCGCGGCGACGAGAACATCGTGGTTGACGGCGTGCGCCAGGCGGCGAAGCAGGAACAGGATCTTTCGCGCCAGCTCGAGTTCCTGAACCTGATCAACAACCCGAACTACCAGGCGATGCTTGGCCCGGGCGAGACCGCGCGCGTGCTGCAGTCGATCGCCGACAATCTCGGGATGGAGATCAAAGTCAAGAATCCGGACGACGCACAAGGTGCGCCGCCCCCGGGCATGCCGCCTCAGCCTCCGGCCGGCGGCGGCCCGAACCCGACCGGCAACAACACGCCGAATCCCAACCCGGCTCAGTCAGCGCCCGGCGCCGGCGGACAGCCTGGCATTCCGCCCGCTCCGAATGCGGCGGCGAATGCTGGTCAGCCGCCTCCGCGCTGATGTAGAGTCCCTCTACAACGTTTCCCTCACCCTGCAGGTAGGTTTGCGGCCATGAAGAATCTGTTCTCCACCAAGCGTCTGATCGCTTTCGTCACCGGTCTGATGATCACCGCCGTGGCCGTGGCCGCGGTGTACGTCGGTTTCAACCCGACGACCGGCCTGAATTCGGTCCCGGGCACTCCGGTTGCCGTCGGCAACCTGCCCGTCCTCGATGCCACCACTTCGTGCGGCACCCTCGCCACCGTGCAGGCCTCGATGGTCGGCGGAGCCGGTACCTTCCAGGTATCGAGCAACAGCGCCGGCGGCACCTGCACCCTGGTGGTCGACTTCCCGTCCGCCGCCGCGAATGGCTTCTTCTGCGTGGCATACGACGAGACGACCACCGCGAAGATTTGGGCGCAGTCAGCGCATACGACCACGTCGTGCACGGTTACCGCCGGCACCGTTGCGTCGAACGACAAGATCCTGATCGAGGCCAACGGGTTCTAAGAACCCCGGCTCTCTGAGGACACAGAAATGAGCGAAGGCGGATTCAAGAGTGCGGCCATGAAGGGCCGGGCAGCCCGACCGGAAGGCGCGAACTCGCGCATGACCGGGAAAGTGAAGCCGAACGGCATCGCGGAGGGTGGCTCCCAGTTTGGGACCACGTTCTGCAAGTCCGAGCCGGCGAAGTTCCCGAACACCGGCCGCAGCCAGTCCAAGAAGCGCGGTGGCGACAATGTGAGCCAGGGCCCGCATGGCACCACGTTCGTCGAGAACAGCACGCACGTGCGCACCCCGAACGCTGACGTCGGCCTTCGCCGCAACAAGTCGGAGTCGAAGAGTGAGCCCGAGCTCACCCGCGGTGACCACCAGTCTGCTACCCGCAAGACTGCCTCGCAGAAAGGCGAGGGCGAGCCTTCCGATCGCTCGTATCCGCTGAAGCGCGGCTACGAGAAGAGCGGCAAGTCCGACAAGAAGAGCCACAGCATCTACTGAGGCGCCGACAGATGGCCCGCTACAACGAGCTCAAGCCGCGTTACCCCAAGGATGGGTGCGAGACGCGCGAAGAGCAGTCTCCAGGCAGCAAGTGTCTCAAGGACGAGCACTTGCGCCTGGGGCAGGCCTCCAACATCGGCAAGGCGCCGACGACCCGCGTGTACACGCGCGACTACAGCAAGACTCGTCCCGAAGCTGACGACGTCGACACTGTCTCTCCGTACCTGGGCAACCCCCTAGCCCCGTGAGCCTCCCTCGACAAGAACTCGCCTCAGTAATGGGGCGGCTGAAGGATCACGCCGAATTCAGGGTTTTTATACGCCTGTTGTGGGCATCCAGAGAGTCGGCAGTGGAACGCTGTCTCTTGGCCACGACGAGCGCTGATGCCGAGCCGCTGCGCATGGAAGCGCGCGCATACAACCAACTCCTCAAGGAATTGAGGACTGCAGGAGTCAAGGATGACCAAGCCCCAGGCGGTTCTTAGGCAGGCGAAAGCTGCCGATCAGCTGGTTCGCGATCTCAACGCCCGCCCGGCCGACGCCGCCCGGCTGGCCGCCGATGCCAACGCAGCGAGTGCGCAGGCTGAGCGCGCCCCGACGAATTTGCCGAACCTCCCGAACGTAGGCGACGCGCCGCCTGCCGGCGCCCAGCCCGTGCAGCCCTCGACGCCCGCTGCCGCCGCACCGGCGGAGCCGCAGTTCCCGAGCGTGGACATCGCGCCCCCCTCGACGCCCGCAGCTGCCGCCGCACCGCCGACCGTGAACTACGAGCATCGCTACAAGGTGCTGCAGGGCAAGTACGACGCCGAAGTACCGCGCATGCTGAGCACACTGACCGAGACCCGGCAGATGCTCGATCAGGCGATGCGTGTCAATCAGCAACTCCAGACGCAGCTGCAGTCCCGCCCCGCTGCGCCGAATGCGCAGCCGACCCGCGCCGAGGACACCTTTCGGCACGTCACGAAGGAAGAGCGCGAGAGCTTCGGCGAGGATCTGATCGACGTCGTGGGCCGTCGCGCGCAGGAAGTCGTGGCTCCCGAGCTCCAGGGCCTCAAGGAGCAGCTCGCCCGCATGGAAGGCGCGCTCGGCCAGACGCTGCAGGAGACCGCCGCCGTGAAGCAGGCGCGCGTCTACGAAGCGTTGAACAGCCGTATCCCGAGCTGGGAAGAGATCAACAAGTCTGTAGAGTTTCTTGCGTGGCTCGAAAGCGCGGATGTATTCTCCGGTTCGAGTCGACGTATTGCGTTGACCAACGCCTTCAATGCCCACGACGCGCAACGGGTTGTGGGAATCTTTGAGGCGTATGTGAGGGAAGACGCTTCTCGATCAACTGCGGCTCCGCAACCACTGGTTGACCCCGCAACACTGATCGCCCCCGGAACTCCGCGTAGCGGCTCCGGCGAAGCAGCTCCTGGTAGTTCACGTGGAAGAATCTGGTCGGAAAACGAGATCAGTGACTTCTACGACCGTGTGCGACGGAAGCGCGTACCGAAGGACGAGTACGACCAAGTCTCGGCCGAGATCGCGCAGGCGGTGAAGGACGGACGAGTTCGCCCAACGAGGGCCGACTCCCACCTGAACCAACGGTAGTCACATGAACTTGCAGGGGCACGGAAGCCATGTCATATCCTGTCGCAGGGACGCCATATCTCGGTAGTAACCCGAACCCGGCGTACTCTGGTGTTTTCATCCCGACCATTTGGTCCGGGAAGTTCGTAGAGAAGTTCTACGACGCAACGGTTCTCGGCGCGATCGCGTCGACGGACTACGAAGGTGAGATTCGGAACTTCGGGGATACGATCAACATTCGTACCCACCCGACGATCACCATCCAGGCGTATTCGGCGAACCAGGCACTGAACGTGCAGCGTCCGTCGAGCGCGCTGGTCCAGCTGCAGATCAACCAGGGCGCCTACTTCAACACGGTCCTCGACGACGTGATGGAGATCCAGGCGGACGTGGATCTGCTCAGCAACTGGGCGGACAACGCGTCCGAACAGATGAAGGTCTTCATCGACAGCGCCGTGCTGGCCACGACCAGCATCGGTGGCAGTGTTGATGCGGCCAACCAGGGCAACACCGCTGGCCGTCTGTCGGGCAGCATCCGCCTTGGCGTCACCAGCTCGAGCCCGCAGTGGATCGGCCACGTGGCACTGGGCACCGGCGACGGTTCCTCGAACGTGAACGTTCGCGCGATTCTCGACTTCATCATCGACCTCGGTCTCGTGCTCGACGAGCAGCGCGTGCCGGAGCAGGGTCGCTGGATTGTGCTGCCGGCCTGGGCCGCGGCGCTGATCAAGCGGTCCGTCTTCCAGCAGGCGTACCTGACCGGTGATGCGGTGTCCGTCGCGCGCAACGGCCGCCTGGGCATGATCGACCGGTTCACGGTCTACGTGTCCAACCTGCTGCCGAACGGCGTGGCAGGCAATCTGGCCGCGGGCGAGTGGGCGGTGTATGCCGGCCACAGCCTGGGACTCACCTTCGCGTCGCAGATGACGAAGGTCGAGACCCTCCGGTCCGAGAGCACCTTCGGCACGCTGATGCGCGGCCTGCAGGTGTGGGGTTTCCAGGTGATCAACCCCACCCTGGTCGCGTATGCAGTCGTGAAGAACGGCGGCTGATAGGTCGACCCCCTCTTCGTGAGGGTGTGAACGAAGGGGGCTGCTCCACACGGGCAGCCCCCTTTTTGTTGGAGACGGACGGATGTCAAGTACGACCCCAAAAGCGATCGACGATGTGATCACGGAGGCGCGCGCGACGATCAATGACTCGGTCGTGCCCTTCCGGTTCACGAACGCGCTGATGGTCAGCTACCTGAACACGGCGCTGCGCGAGGTGTACCGGTATCGGCCGGACGCCTTCATCGGCAACTTCCAGTCCGGGCTACTGAGCCAGATCGTGCTGCCGACGTACTCGGAGGCCGACCTGGGGCTCAACCCGGCGACGCAGTTTCCGATCGACGATCGGTTGTTCTTCAACGCCGTGGTGTTCTTCGTGACAGGTCGCACGGAGCTCGCGGACGACGAATTCACGGATGAGGGCCGCGCCATGACGCTGCTTCAGGCGTTCCGCGGCATGTTGATTTCTCCCGGAGGCTGATCGTGGCAATCGTAACCCTTGACGGCGGGCAGAGCGCGGCAGGTGCGGCCGGACAAACGGCGCTGTACATCCGCCAGCTGCTCCAGCAGCAGCTCCCCGGCTGCCCCGACGCCCTGGTTGACTCGCAGCTGCAGCTGGTGCTGCGCGACTTCTATTCCTTCACCACGGCTTGGCGGGACGTGATCGGGCCGTACTCGATCAATGCCAACCAGGACACGGTCAATCTCAACCCCGTCGACCAGAACCGGCAGGTCCAGTTTGCCCTTAAGGCGTGGATCTACCCGCTCTTCGGCGGCAACGCGCGCCAGTTCCTGACGCCCGCGGTGCGCAAGGTCATTGGCAACGACAAGGACCTGCCGAGCACCTGGTTCATGCAGGACCCCAGCACGCTGGTGTTTTACCCGGTGCCGGACAAGACCTACGGCCGGGCCCTGTTCGTCTACGCGTCGCTGATCCCGACCGCGCTCGCCGCGCAGCTGCCGGTGATCACCTTCACGCACCACCTCGACGCGATCCTCTTCGGCACTCTCGCGCGCCTGTATCGCATGCCGCAGAAGCCGTGGACGGACAAGGCGCTCTCGATGTCCTACGAGAAGGACTACAAGCGGCACCGTCTCACGTGGCGCGACGTGGCCGAGCGCAATTACAGCCCGGCCGATGCTCCGATGTGCTACCCGCCGTTCGCCGGCCGGAGCAGCTCGCAGATCCTCCAGAAGGCGGTCCTCGGCTGATGTCCACCTTCGTTTACAACAGCGCCCGCCACTTGTTCGCGACCGCCCAGCTCAGCTGGGCTGGCTCTGTCGTGGGCGCCCTGCTGGTCAGCGCCAGCTACACGCCATCGCAGTCCGACAATTTCGTGAGCGACATCACTCCGGGCGCGATCCTGCGCCGTTGTGGCGACCTCACGAACGTGGCGGAAGCCAATGGTATCTGCGCAGGCACCATCGCCGAGCAGGACGCGTTTATCAACGCTCAGCCGGTTGTTGGGCTCGTCCTGTACATCGATAGCGGCGACGACGCGACCTCGCAGCTGATCTACTACTCGAGCGACGGCCCCGGATTCCCGTTCCTACCGCAGGGCTTCAACTACGCGATTAGCTACGACCTTACCCAGGGAGGTTTCTTCCAGGTATGAGCAGCACGATCGCCAACATCCTCGCCGCCGCGAAGGGATCCTTCCCTTTCGACCTCGGACTCTGGGAGTCCGCCGGCGCGGGCTACTGCGTGCCCAACGGCCACAACATCACGACTCCGGCCGGCTCCAGCGATACCACTTTGCTGGGCGGTCTGACGATCTACGCGCTCGGCTGGGTAAATCACCTCGGGACAAACTGCTTCGTTCTGGTGCTCAGCGACGTGTTGCCCGCGGCGGTCTCGTCTATCGATGTGCAGCTATCCGGCGGTCCTGTGAATACCTATACCCCCGGTGATGGCGACCTGTCGGTCAACCCGGCGAACAGTGATCTCGTGACCTATCTCTGGCAGGCGGGGTTCCAGGACTTCGCCGACGGACAGAGCACGACCGTGACATTCAACGGCGTCTCCAGCGTCCTTGTGCAGGTGGGCGGCAAATTTGCCGCGGCGCCGAAGCTCGGCGGCCCGATCGTCCAAGCAAACGTGGGGAACATAGTTCCCAAGATCTATATGCCCAAAGAGAACACGACGGTGCAAGCATGAGCGCAATTGCCGGCCGATTCCAACAGACGATCAGCGAAGTCAAGCGCTACTCTCTTGACTACACACTCCAGCTGGCCACTGGCGAGCAAGTCACCGGGGTGGCGGTAGCCATTACGTCGCCCACCGGCGCGCCCGTGTCGCCCGCTTTGGTCGTGAACAACGTCGCGATCACACCGGATGGCACCAAAGTCACGTTTTTCGTGAGCGGCGGCGTTGATCTCAATTCCTACGAAGTGCAGTTCCTTGCCACCACGAGCCTCACGCAGATCTTCGAGGACGTGGTGCAGTTCGATCTTGTCGACAAGGTGTAAGCCATGAGCATTATTGTCTTCTCCAACAACGCGTCGGCCCTGATGGCATCGGGGATCCTCTCCACCGATACGACGGTCACGTTGCAGCCGGGGCAGGGGGCTTTGTTCCCTAACCTGTCCGCCGGCCAGATCATGAAGGTGACCTTCGAGGACACCTCCGGCAACATCGAGGTCGCGCATGCCACCGGCATCACCGGGGACGTGTTGACCATCCTGCGCGGGCAGGAGGGCACGACCGCCCTGGCGTTCTCTTCCGGCTCACGCGTCGAGATCCGCTGCACCGCCGGCGACCTGGCTGCAATGCTGCAGAAGGGCGGCGGCGATACCCTGAACGGCACCACCAACCTCGCCGGCATCCTCGCGCTCGGCAGCGGCGGTAGCATGCAGGGCGGGGAGTATGCCGACGGCGCGATCCGCGGCAATCCCGGCGAGACCGACAACCAGATTCTGGTGCCGCCCGGCGGTGGCCCGCCGACTGCCGGCGGCAGCGTGCTGCTCACGAAGGCCAACATCGCGGCGAATCTCCCGAGCGGCCTAGACTTCGCACACACGAACATGATCGTGTGGTGGAACGGAACCTCTGGCAGCGTGCCCGCCGGTTGGCACGTTTGCGATGGCACCAACGGCACCCCCGATCTGCGGGATAAGTTCGTCCTGCGCTGGAGGCGCGCTGCCGACTTCTGGCGGCTCGGCGACCACCGTCACCGGATCGACTTCGCTCGGTAGCCTGACCATTACCCCCACG